CTTTTCAGCGTTTTTAGATCCGAGTGCTTCTGTAAGTAAAAGCTTTAAAGAAGCTCCTACTACAAAAGATATTAAAATAAGACTGGGAAAAGGATGGGCTCTTGATACTAAAACGGGAGCATATTTTAAAGTACCAGAAGAATTATATAAAGAGATTGTAACTCCAAAAGAAGAACCAATGGAGACAATCAAAACATTAGACCCAGCGTTAATTGATAGAAAACCTTTAGGTTCTTTAATAGTACCAGAGTTTCCAGCATTTCCTACTTATCAGATGCCTGGGTACATGAAATCTTACAACTTTCCAACAGTAGGTAGATATACTCCGCTAGCTGCTAAAGCAGTGCAAAAGGCTACAGGGTACGATAGAAACTTTATGGAAGGTTACTACGATGAAGAAGGTAATTTTATTCCTGGAGAATTGCAAAATGCACAAGAGCAAAATAGAGCCCCGCAGTTTGTCGGCGCTAGCTCTTTTAAAGATATGTTAGCTCAGCGAGAATATCTTAAAACGTTACAACAAACTAGAGGATACGGACAAGGAGGTACTATACATTTTGAACCTAGTGAATATGGTTCTGATGCTAGAGAACATTATGCTGACGGAGGACCTATCTACACATACTCTAAACGTCCAGGTTCTTATTACCAAAAAACTGAAGACGGATGGTTAATTAATAACTCATCAACAGGCGGCAAATATGTGCCTATTAATGATCCAACAGGAGAACGTGCTGCACTATTAAATAAATATGCTAAACCTCAACCAGGTATTAACAAGATTTACGCAGATCCTTTATCAAGAAACTCTGAAACTACTCAAGCAGTAGCTGCTAAAGTAACGCCACAAACTAAAGAACAGTGGCAGACTTACACAGCAGTACAGCAAGGTAATCAACAACGTCGTTCTGATATAGCAAAAGCATTAGAACTTCAAGGCATGACGCCTAAACAAGCAGCGGATACTGTAGCTTCTTACGGAAGTGATTGGCCAACTTTAGAAACTGCTAAAGCTAGAGATATTCAAATTATGAATAAGACAGCTGCAGACATACAAGCAGGGATTAACCCTTCAAGTATGCAGTCTTTTACTCCTAGAGCTCCACAACCATTAATGGATAGAGTTCAAGATATTGCTTTCAATCCATTTACTGCTGCAGGCTATGCTATACGTGGTCAAGAAATTCCTGAGTACTTACAAGAAAAAGCAGACAACGGTACACTAGGATATTGGTCTAATGGTCAATTTATAGAAGGGCGTAATGCATTAGATACAGCAGTTGACGTAGCAACTCCAATTGGTTGGGCGCATAGTGCCAACAACATAATAGACAGAGCTACAAATGATAAAAGCGGAGATTTCTGGACAGAGGAGAATGCTTGGGATGCTTTAAATATATTACCAGGTTTAGGATTAGCAAAAGGTGCTAAACTTGTTCAAGGATTAGATGCTGCTAAAGATCTGAGCACTGCAGCAAATGCTACAGGATTAACACAAGCTGGAAATGCTGCATTAGACTTTGCACAAAGAGTTAGAGTAGTTCCTAAGTCAACAGCAGCTGAGTTAGCTATTGATGCAGGTAATCTTGTAAGAGAACCAATTTATGCACCACAAAGACCTTCTTTGTTAAATCCCGCAATTGCTCCTAATAATACTAAAACACTGCCTTCTCTTACTTCTCAAAGCTATCCAGGCATTATGCCTAAATATGATATTACTCCTACGACAAATAGTGTACAACCTAGTTCTACATCTTCAGTGCTTAAAAATATAAATAGTGCAATACCCAGCTCAATCAAAGTTGTTGACGAAGCATTGGGAAAATTTTTACAAGGAAATAAAAATAAAGCAGCAATTGAAAAGGGTAATGCATGGTTAAAAAATTGGATTGAACATCCTGCTACACAAGATAAAATTAGGCAGTCAATGAATACTGCTAAAGCAAATTCTAACGATTTTTTAGATAGATATCAGATGGAACTTATTCAAGAACAAGCTTCCAAGTTTACACCAATAACTTCCGAATATCCTTTATCAAATCAAATAAAAGAAAATCTACAACAGTATATCGGTAAAAACAATGAAGATAATGTTCATCTCGGTAATTTAGGAGTAAACTATACACATCACGATAGTGCAACAAGAAGAGATGCTATGAATAATATTAGACAGATTAATGCAAAACCCTCATCGCCTGTTGAAGGAAGTTGGGTTTCTAGAAGTATTTTTCTTCCGCAAACTAGACGAGAATTGACCACTATTCACGAAGGTAGCCATGATTGGATTAGTGATGAGGCTCTTAGACTTTCAGGCCAAAGAGATGCTTCATTATCTGTAACAGATCCAGAAATTAAACAAAATTTTCTTGTGTGGGAAAATTTAAGAAATATGGGTAAAACTGATTCAGAAATAGGTAAAATATTAGGAAATAGTCAAGCAGATCAATCTTATTATGCAAATCCTACTGAGATGCATGCAAGAATAATGGAGTTACGAAAATATTTTAATTTACGGCCAGGACAAGAAATTGATGCACAAAGAAGTCAAAAAATGATAAATAAATTAGAATCATTGCCTAGACATAAAGCGCCAATATCTGTTAATCCTTTTTTAAAAGTTATAAATAAAAATCCACAAAATCTATCTTATTTATTTAATGAATTTTGGGGACTTGCCCCTGCTGCAGTAATCGGATCCGAAATGTTATCTGAGGATGATAAGTCCAAAACTGCTAAAAAAATTTAGCAAGAGGAGGATTCCTGCATAAATATCCATTTGGCGGAGACTTAGCAGGAGAGCCAGTAACACCTGTACAACCTACTATTCCTCCAGATACTAACCCTGCTAACCCAACAGCTGTAAACGCTGCAGGTGTACAAGACTTTTACACTAATTGGTACTCAAAACGCACACTACCTTTTGCAGAAATAGGTAACAAACAATATGAAAAAGTAATGCGTTCTGTATTACCTGCTTACAATCCACAGTCTCCGCTGTTAAACGACATCACTCAAAAAGCTGTTCCTTATGAAGTACAGCCTATGATTGAAGGAGATCCTACTGCAACAGGAGCACTAGTATACAATAAGCAAGGCATGCCTGAAAAAATACAGTTAAAAGAATCTATTTTAAGTAATCCTAGAGAACTAGATTCAACACTAGTACACGAAGAGCATACTCGCATTATGAATCCATACGCAGATAAAGTATTACCTGCTGAGCAAATGATTATTAATCCAAGTATTAAAACATTTGAAGAAGGTTGGGGTAATTTAAAAGGAGATGCAGCAGATGCAGCAGGAGAGTACTACGATTATATTACCGACCCACAAGGAGGTAATATCCAATCGATGTTATTTGAAGTAAGAAAAAGTAAAAACTTACAGCCCGATCAAGTTATTACTGACCAAGATATTGAAAGTTGGAAACAAGAAGCAGAACAAAGCGGTGCGTTAGATCCTAATAACGCTAACTACGATAATGCTCTGTACAACTTATTTAAACTAGGTAAAGACAATGCTTCTATAAAGAACCTATTTAACTATATTGCTTCTAACAAAACTCAGCAACCTAATGCGATGTCAGGTTCTATGAACAATATGGGATAGACTTTAAATTTTAAACGCTTATAAATCAAGTAAGCTTGAGAAAAATACTTAATTTTATTCGATAAATTATTACCATGGCCAAAAAAGATCTTATTAAACGTGCAGATGCAATTAATTATTAGTCCAGAACATAGAACTAAATACTTTTTAGAAAAACAAAAAAGTGGTGTTGTCTACAAAATAACAAATTTGTTAGACAATAAATTTTATATTGGAAGTAGTGCTAATTTAATTAAAAGATACTATACACATATTTCTAATATAAGAGCTAACAAACAAACTTGTACTAAATTAATAAGAGCTGTTAGAAAACATAAAGAAGAAAACTTTAAATTTGAGATTGTAGAAGAGTGTGCTATAGATAATTTATTAGAAAGAGAGCAATATTTTTTGGATACTTTAAAACCTCATTATAACATTGCTTTAATAGCAGGAAGTAATCTAGGAATAAAAAGATCTAAAGAAGTAAAATTAAATAAATCTGTTAGCCAAAAAGAAAAATGGCAAGATGTTGATTACAGAAAAGAACATTTAGAAAATTTATCTAAAAATTGGAAATTAGGGGCTAGTCATAAAAATGCAAAATTAACTGACGCTGATGTGATTAAAATTAAAAAAGAATTAAAAAAAGGATTATTACCTAAACAAGTTGCAGATAATTTAAATTTAAGTTATTATTCTATCAAAGATATTCATAGGGGTAAAACCTGGAAACACATTGTAATATGAGCAAAAAATTAAATAAATTAGGTGTAGAGAATTCTTTATGGAATAATATTCGTGCTAATGCAGGTTCTGGAAAGAAACCTACAAAAGAAATGTTAGCACAAGAAAAAAAGATTAAAAATCAAATGAGTCATGGTGGTAAGATGAGTAGTTTTAAAG